GTTAAAGAGCTTGTAGATGAGAGCACTTAACAGTGACAACGATAACAATAGTAATAGGGTTAGCCCTCTGCGGTGCATCGCCCCTTGTTATTTTTGTTTTATCTTTAGTTTCGATGTGGGCAGAGGGTGAATTTTTTTTCAAATAAAACTTTACAAATGCAGTAACTTGTGGTACAATGCCACTTCAATTTTAACACCAACAATAGGAAATATAAACATGGCTATATTATCAGGAACAGCATACTGGGCAAGCGTAACTACTCCGAACACTACTTACGAACCAGTATACACAGTAAATTTAGTAGTAGATGAAGACACCGCACAGAGCTTTCGCTCCAAAGGTTTTGCAGTGAAGGACATGGACGAAGGCCCAGCGTTAGTAATCAAGCGTAAAGTTAACGGCCCTAACGGAATGGTAAGGCAAGCCCCCAAGCTTGTTGATTCCAGCAAGAACCCTATTGATGAGCGTGTAGGTAATGGCTCTACAGTTAAGGTTCAGTACAAAGAGTGGGAATCTGTATGGAAAGGTAAGACCTTCAAGGGCTTAGACTTCCAAGCTATGCAGGTTTTGGATTTGGTATCTGTCGGGACAGTAGACGGCGGTGAGTTTGAAGTAGAAGATGAAGAGGAGGTTCCATTCTAAGATGGATATATATAAGAAAGAAGAAATTTCTTACGATGTATCTAAGCTAGACGAAGAGGCCCAAGGATTATTTGGGCTTCTTCAACAAGCAATGATTAACGTAAGACAGTACAACGATAGGGTACAGTTGTTCCAAGCCGGAGCAACCCACATCCAGCAGTTGTTTGAAGCGAAGCTCACGGATGAAGCTATAACAGAAGATGATATGGAAGTTGTAACCGAAGGCTAACCATGAGGTAACACCATGCCGTTCGTTAAATTTCATCTGCCCTGCGAATCATGTGGCGGCAGTGACCCAGTAAGTCAGAATGATGACGGGTCAGCGTATTGTTTCAGTTGCAATACTTATTTTAAAGACTATGGCACATCGGAAGTGCAAACCCCAAGACAAGATACAGTAATGGAATTCACTAAGTATCAAGGCTCAGGTAGCGGCTCTAGTTATAATGCCCTGACCGACAGAGGAATCAGTGTTGAGACTGCCAAAAAGTATGGCGTTAAATCTACTACTCTAAATGGTCAGGTCACTAGCCACCACTATCCCTACTACAGTAATGGCGAGGAAGTAGCAACAAAGATACGGAAGCTTAACAAGCAGTTTGCTTGGAAGGGCGAGTCAAAAGAAACAGGGCTGTTCGGAGAGCAGTTGTTTAAAGCAGGCGGTAAGTTTATTACAGTGGTAGAAGGAGAGTGTGATGCTATGGCAGCATACGAACTACTTGGAAGTAAGTGGCCTGTAGTATCAATTAAATCAGGGGCACAAGGAGGTGCTCGTGACGTTAAGAATAGTCTAGAGTTTCTAGAATCTTTCGACACAGTGGTTCTGTGTTTCGACAGCGACAGTGTGGGCAAGGAAGGGGCTAAGGCTATTGCCAAGCTTCTCACCCCCAACAAAGCTAAGCTGATGACACTGCCCGAAGGGTTCAAAGACCCTAACGATATGCTCAAAGAGCGCAAGCATTCCACCTTTGTTAATTGTTTCTGGGATGCAAAAGTCTACACCCCTTCTGGGATTATGAATCTGTCCAGCCAGTTAGACGAATACAAACGCTTACGGACAGAAAAGCTTCCGTCAATCCCATATCCTTGGGGTGGATTAAACAAGAAGCTAGAGGGTATGAGAGCAGGTGAGCTTATAACCCTTACTGGCGGCACTGGGCTTGGTAAGTCTTCTGTGACCAGAGAACTAGAGCACTGGCTCATCAACCACACCAAAGATAACGTAGGCATTGTAGCTCTTGAAGAGAACTGGAGCCGCACTGCTGAAGGTATCATGGCCGTTGAAGCTAATGCTAAGCTACATCTAGACAGCGTTAAGAACAAGGTCGGAGATGACCAGCTCGAACAATACTACCGAAGGGTATTCATGGGAGAAAATGAGGGTCGTGTTTGGATTCATGCTCACCTCGGCGTAAATAATCTAGAAGATATATTCAGCAAGCTTCGCTACCTGATTGTTGGTTTAGATTGTAAGTGGGTTGTAGTTGACCACCTTCACATGCTAGTGCTACAAGCCTTAGAAGGCGATGAGCGTAAAGCTATTGACGGTATCATGCACCGACTTCGCTCTCTTGTAGAAGAGACAGGTGCTGGTATGATACTGGTCTCTCACCTTCGTAGAGTTGAGGGCAACCGTGGACATGAGAATGGTATAGAGACAGGGCTGTCACACCTCAGAGGCTCTCAGAGTATCGCTCAGTTATCAGACTGTGTTATATCTTTGGAGCGCAACCAACAATCAGAGGATGAGATTGAGGCATCAACCACTAAGGTGCGAGTGCTTAAATCTAGATACACTGGAGATGTTGGCGTAGCTTGTAGCCTTCTATACGATGCCGACACCGGCAGGCTACAAGAGATTGATGACGGTGATAACTATGATGCCTTTGACGGAGACGAACTATGAGTAACCTAGTGTTTGACATTGAGGCAGACGGACTTGACCCCACTAAAATCTTTTGTATTGTTGCTCAAGATGTAGACACAATGGATGTGTTTACGTTTGACAACACCCAACTCGAAGAAGGCTATGGTCTTTTAAGAGCCGCAGATAAACTAATCGGCCACAACATTATTGGCTATGACCTTCCGGCTATCAAAGATATAACCGGACTTGACCTAAGCAACAAGAAGATTGTAGATACACTTGTACTTTCTAGATTGTTCAAGCCAACCCGTGAGGGTGGTCATGGCTTAGAGTCTTGGGGCTATAGACTCAAGTTTAACAAGGGTGACTATGGTGCTAACCAAGATGCTTGGGATGCTTACTGCCCTGAAATGCTAGAGTATTGTAAGCGTGATGTAGAACTGAATACTAAAGTATACCAGCAGTTGTGTGTTGAAAGCCGAGGCTTCACACCTACAGCAGTAAAGCTTGAGCATTCAGTTGCTAAGATTATAGATGGGCAACGCCGAAATGGTTTTGAGTTAGACATGCGTAAAGCTATGTTGCTTGTTGCAATGTTCCAAGAGAAGTTAGATGCTACAGAGTCTGAAGTGCACGAGACATTCAGACCCAAGGTTATCATAGATATTCTCAAGCCTAAGTATACTAAAAGCGGCAAGCTTGCTAAAGTGTCTGAAGGCCCAGACGGTAAGGGTGTTAGACTTACTGACGAGGAGTATGACATCATGCTTCAAACCAACAAGCCTCTCAAGCGTGAGACTCATATAGAGTTTAACTTGGGTTCTCGTAAGCAGATAGGAGAGTATCTTGTTGAGGCTGGATGGACACCTAAAAACTTTACACCTACCGGCCAGCCAATCGTTGACGAGGGTACACTGTCTAAGGTTAAAGATATACCTGAAGCTGCATTGATTGCTAAGTACCTAATGCTTCAGAAGCGCTTGGCTCAAGTAAACAGTTGGATAAAAGCGGTTGAGCCTGACAACAGGGTGCGTGGTTATGTTAACCCTAACGGTGCTGTGACAGGCCGCATGACACATAGCCATCCTAACATGGCCCAGATACCTAGCAGTAACTCACCCTACGGCAAAGAGTGTAGGTCTTGCTGGACTGTAAAGTCTGGTAACAAGCTGGTAGGTATTGATGCTTCAGGCTTAGAACTTAGAATGCTTGCACACTATATGAACGATAAGGAGTATACAAATGAAATCCTCAACGGTGACATTCACAGCGCTAACCAAAGACTTGCAGGACTTGAATCAAGAAATCAGGCGAAAACTTTCATCTATGCCTTCCTTTACGGAGCCGGAAATGCTAAGCTTGGGACAGTGGTTAAAGCAGGTCAATCAAGAGGTAAGCAACTGCGAGAACAGTTTCTTAATAGTCTCCCATCACTTAGAACTCTTATCCAACGAGTACAACGAGACAGTAAAAAGGGCTTCCTCAAGGGGCTAGATGGGCGTAAGGTTACTGTTCGCTCTGAACATGCGGCACTCAATACGCTGTTACAATCAGCAGGTGCTATAGTTATGAAGGAAGCGTTGGTTATACTGGAGAAAAAGATACGGCACTTAGATGCTAAGTTTGTAGCCAACGTCCATGACGAATGGCAGATTGAATGCTTAGAAGAACATGCAAAACAAGTAGGTGATGCAGGCATTGAAGCTATCGTTGAAGCAGGTAAGAACTTAAACTTAAACTGTCCCTTAGACGGGGATTACAACATCGGAGATGGATGGCATGAAACCCACTAAGAAATGTAATCGTTGCGAAGATGAATTGGTAGATGAAGAAAACTGGACTATGGGTAATGTTCGCAAAAAGAATTATATATGCAAGGCTTGTGATAACGCTAAAAGAAAATCGAACTTACAAAAATCTAAAGAAGAAACTAACTCAGAAGAGGTTGAACAAGATGAAGCCATGTAAAGAAGACAGGAAAAAGTTTGACTTAGACTTAGCTTATGGCGAGGTTCGTGAAGATAAAATTGCAGAAATGCTTACCAACAAAAAGATAGAAGTTAAGTCAGAGCGTGGGATGTGGATGAAGACAGGTAACATTGCTATTGAGTATAAGTCTTACGGTAAGCCATCAGGTATTGATGCAACAGAATCTGACTATTGGTTTCACAACTTGTGTATTGGTGATGAAGAATACTGTACACTTGTATTCAATACAAACACATTAAGAAAGATTGTTAAGCGATTAGACAGTTTTAAAACAGTATCAGGTGGTGACAATAGAGCCAGTCAAATGTACCTGTTAAACCTTCAGAAGCTATTCTCTTCTGATGTAATCAAAGCATTCAAGGAGTTAGAAGATGAACCAGAAGCCGCTTAATACTATAGTCCCTGACATCTATGGGCTTCTTGAGAACCTTTCAAACGGAGAGCCTCTTCCAATAACGGAGGAGGCGCTCGATGCAACAATGGCATCTATGAAAGAAGCTATCCTTCACTGGGCAACACCAAGACCCAGAGACACTGACTTCACTGTCCGAATGTCTAACGTAGGTAAGCCGTCCCGACAGATGTGGTTTGAGAAGCATGACCCTAATGGCCGAGGTAGTGTTGATGGTGCAACGCAGATTAAGTTTCTGTACGGTCATGTGCTTGAAGAGATTGTACTTATGCTTGTAAGGATGGCAGGACACAGAGTCACTGATGAGCAAAAAGAAGTAACGGTCAACGGCATTGTCGGACACATGGACTGTAAGATTAACGGTCAGGTGGTGGACGTTAAGTCTGCATCTAAATTCGCCTTCAATAAGTTTATGAAGGGTACTCTGGCTGACGATGACCCCTTTGGTTACTTAGGACAACTCGCCGGTTACGAGAAAGCGGAAGGCACAGACGAGGGTGGTTTCCTTGTTATCAACAAAGAAAGCGGTGAGCTTTGTATGTATGTGCCGGATGATTTAGATAAGCCTAACATCGACACAAAAATAAATACTCTATTAGATGAATTAAAACTTGACACGCCACCTGAATTATGCTATACTCCCACACCTGATGGCAAGAAAGGAAATATGCAATTGCCTAAAGGGTGTACGTGGTGTAAGTATAAGCATCAATGTCACAAAGATGCCAACGATGGCGAAGGACTTAGAACTTTTAAATACTCTACTGGTTATAAATACTTGACACATGTAGAAGTTGAACCAAAGGTGGATGAGATATTATGAATCGCAGAAAGTCTAAGCGAATAAAAAAACATGCAGAAGCTTTGCAGATTGAATGGCTTAAAAGTCTCCTCAATGACGAGGAGGCTTCTAAGATTAACCAAGATAACTTCAGGGGTATGATGCCAGAACAGACACATATCTGGGCGCAGAGAACAATACACACAAGCTTCTATACCCTGAAGTGGCTCACCAACAAAATTAAACAGTTGATTAAAATCTTTCCTGACAAGCAGGTTGAAGACATTACCCCGCAAGATATTGTTTGGAAGATGGAGCAACGGTAAGGAGGCGCATGAAAAAAGTACGCAAAGGCTATAGGAAGGCCAGAGTTAAACGCCCAGTAGAGAAAGATTTAATTAAAGGGTATGACTCAAACTGGGAGTATGAACTCCACTCCGGCATCCTAGATGCTTGGGAACACCATGTTGATAAAGTTGAGTACACAGTTACACACAAGTACGAACCAGACTTTGTTAAACAAATAGACGGTAAGAAGATATTGCTTGAAGCTAAGGGGCGCTTCTGGGACAGTGCAGAATACTCTAAGTATGTCTGGGTTTCTAAGGTTCTCCCCGATGACGTTGAGCTGGTGTTCCTTTTTGCTAACCCTAACGCTCCAATGCCTCAAGCAAAAGTTCGGAAGGATGGAACAAGAAGGTCACACGGCGAGTGGGCATCGTCCCATAACTTTAGGTGGTTTAGCGAAGACAGTATACCAGATGACTGGATTAACATAAAACACAAAGAGGACTTTAAAGATGAGCATTAATGACGCTACTCCCCAAGACTGGGACAGAGTAAGGGCTACAGGAGAGCCTACGTTTGAAGAGTACATGAAGCGTTTAGATTCTAAGTTTGTATATGACAGCACTGCAAGCTATGGCAACGAAGTAACTTCAGACGCAGGAGACTTTGCGGATTGCTGGGAGCCTGAGACTGATGTAGTAAATAACCCCAGCCATTACAACACAGGTGAGATAGAGTGTATTGATGCAATCAAAGAATCCATGCCTAGTGTTGCATTCAAAGGCTACCTCAAGGGCAACTGCATGAAGTATTTGTGGCGCTATGACTACAAGGGCAAGCAGTTACAGGACTTACAGAAAGCTGGGTGGTACTTAAACAAACTAACATCTATAGTAACAGAGGAGAATAGCTAGTGGTCTGCTGGCATTGTGGTTCAGACATTGTGTGGGGCGGTGACGCAGACATAAGCCACGAAGACGATACGTTTGCAATAGAAACAAACCTTCACTGCCCTACCTGTAAATCTGAATATGTTATTTATTATCCTAAAGAAGAGGTTAAAAGCAATGGCGAAGTGGTGGCGAATATGGGCCAAGAGTCTAGGTGAAAAAGTCGGCGAGACAGATAAGCAAGCTAATACTGTTGCTTGTATTAGGACTGCTTGGTGGCTTACTCATATGGTTACATGTGGATTTATTATTGCAGGCAACACAAAAACATTAGGTCTATGGTAATGGATAGAAAAGAGGAAAGGCGGGACAGGTTTGACCGCAAAAAGAAATTCAACAAAGTAACTAGGTCTGATAAAGTTAAGACCGAGCGAAAAAAAATTAAAAGGAATAAAGATGACATTACAATTTATGAACATGCACTGGAGCGTTGAGCTTCGATACGGGTTTGGTTTTGACATCGAGTCTTGTAGTAGCCGTCCAGTGTGGGTTATGCAAGAAGAAAATATAGTAGCAATGTCTTTTGATGGTATTGTACTTTGCCTACCGTTTTTAATTTTTACAATAGGTAATGTTTGGGAGGATATTGAAGATGCTGGAGCTGATAGTTGAGGGCATTGCAGTGTTTCTTATATTAGTTATTTTAATAGGTATTGGAGGCGCTGCACTGTATAGTGTTTACATGGATAACTTGGATGATGACAATGACTTATAGACAAAAATGTATTTTAAAATCACTGGGACTTATTATAATTTCTCCCGTATATGTACCTGCTGTAATCTTATATGACCACAGGTCAGAGTTCGCAGACTTTTACAGAGAAGCCTTCATGGTTTTGAAGGGAACACACCCAGATTTAGAGGAAGAAAAGAATGGATAAGTACCAACAGTTTATACACAAGAGCCGCTATGCACGGTGGCTCAGCACCGAAGGACGCAGAGAAACGTGGGAAGAGACAGTCCAGCGGTATGTAGACTTCTGGGTTAATAGAAAACAGATAGATAAGAAAACCGCAGACCGACTATATGATGGCATTGTAACACAAAAGGTTATGCCATCTATGCGGTGCATGATGACAGCAGGTGAAGCTTTAGATAAAGATAACGTGGCTGGCTTTAATTGTAGTTACCTAGCTATTGATTCTCCACGAAGCTTTGATGAGTTGATGTACGTTTTAATGTGCGGCACTGGTGTAGGCTTTAGTGTTGAGCGAGCGTTTATCAACAAGCTTCCAGTAATTGCTGAAACATTCCACCCGACTGACACAACGATTGTTGTTGCCGACAGCAAGATTGGATGGGCTTCTGCATTCCGTGAGTTGATTGCAATGTTGTATGCCGGTAAGATTCCTAAGTGGGACATGAGTAAGATTAGACCTGCTGGCGCTAGACTCAAGACCTTTGGTGGCCGTGCTTCAGGCTCTGCTCCGCTAGAAGACTTGTTTCGTTTCTGCGTAGAAGTCTTTCAGAAAGCAGGTGGCCGCAAGCTAACGTCTATTGAATGCCACGATGTTGTATGTAAGATTGCTGACATTGTAGTTGTAGGTGGAGTAAGGCGCTCAGCGCTTATCAGTCTATCAAATCTTTCTGACAACCGCATGGCTAAAGCTAAGACGGGTGCTTGGTGGGAGATGGACGGACATCGTAGGCTTGCTAACAACAGCGTAGCATACACAGAAAAGCCTGACTTTGAGGCATTCATCAACGAGATGAAGACACTCTATGAAAGCCGAGCAGGTGAACGAGGATTGTTTAGTCGTGTAGCCGCACAGAATATTGCCGCTCGTAATGGCCGTAGAGATTCTGAGCAAGACTTTGGTACTAACCCATGCTCAGAAATTATCCTACGCTCTAATCAGTTCTGTAATTTATCTGAGGTTGTTGTGCGTGAAGATGACACAGCAGAAACACTCAAAGAAAAAGTAGAGTTAGCTGCCATCATTGGTACACTGCAAGCAACACTCACAGACTTTAGATATTTGCGGAACATCTGGATAAAGAACACATCAGAAGAAGCTCTGCTTGGTTTAAGCATGACAGGAATTATGGACAATGAGCTACTATCGGGTAAAGGAGATGCAGAAGAACTTGCATCCACGTTGGAAAGTCTTCGTGACCATGCTATCAAGGTCAACGAAAAGTGGGCTAAGAAGCTTGGTATTGAACAGTCTGCGGCTATCACATGCGTTAAGCCAAGCGGTACTGTTTCTCAGCTTGTTGATAGTGCTAGTGGTATTCATCCTAGGTTTTCCAAACATTATATTCGGAGAGTACGTTCAGACAAGAAAGACCCGCTTGCAGTCTTTATGGAAGCGGCAGGATTCCCAGTAGAACAGGACGTTATGTCAGAGTCTTCAGTGGTCTACAGCTTTCCGGTTAAAGCTCCAGAAGCCAGTGTAGTTGTAAAGGAAGTAGGAGCTATGCAACAGTTAGCACTTTGGAAGGCTTACCAGAATCACTGGTGTGAGCATAAGCCAAGTATCACTGTGTACTACACTGATGATGAATACCTGCAAGTAGCTCAGTGGATATGGGAAAACTTTGATATATGTTCCGGTATTAGTTTGTTGCCAGTTAGTGACCATGTATATCAGCAGGCTCCGTATGAAGACATTAGTGCAGAGAAGTATGAAGAGTTACTAGCTTCTATGCCTAAAGATGTTAATTGGAATGACTTGATTTACTTTGAACAAGAAGACAACACCACAGGCTCACAGGAATTAGCGTGTGTCGGTGGAGCTTGTGAGATAGTATAAGGAGATATACATGAAAGCAAAGGAAGCTAATATACTATCGTTTAAAATAATCGTCAATCATTCGGGGGCCATCCTAACTGAGATGGGTGGCCTCCCCGAAGACCGACTACATGAAGTGTTTAAGGGTGATGAGCTGATGCTCGTGCGTAAGATTATCCGTGACGCTAGACCTAAACTGGAGAAAATGCACGACTACCTTGAGCGTGAGCTAACAGCCTTCTCTACCACTTAGATTTATTAGCCCAATATGCCGCAGACATTTTGCCCTTGGCAATGTTCTTAGCATGGCGGGCTTTAAAACTTGCACGTTTCTTCTTCATCTTGTCTGACTCACCGGCTTTGGGCTTACCTGCTGTACTGGCTCCTTGCTCCCCGTATCGGATTGTCTTGATTTTATCGCCTTCTTTTGCCACAACAATATGGCTTTTCTTCGGGTGCTTTGGTGTACGCTTCGGTTTATTATATCCGCTTACTCCTGCTCTGGCTAGTCGAGGGTCTTTTTTCTTACTCATTTTCTATAGCTCCGTGTTTTCTTTGCAATCTTCTTGGGTTGAGCGCTATGCTGCTTACCTTTCTTAGTGTCGGCTCTTTTCTTTTTGGATGTGGCCGCATACTCTTTTTTGGTTAAAGCCTGCCTAGCTTTCTTAGGCAGATAACGCTCCCCAGTTGCCTTCTTTCCTTGGGTACTAGGCTTACCTGACTTAGTACCCCACTCTTCTTTAGTCCATTTCTTTAAAGACTTCTGTGATTTTTTAAGTGCCATTACTTGTACCCTCCTCCCTTTGCTTTATATTCCTTTGCAAGCATCTGGGCTTTACGTGCTGACCATTGACCCGCCTTACCACCTTTAGTACCTGCCTTTATTTTGTTAAACAGATTCTTTCGCATGGTCGGTTTGGTATAGTTACCTGCCTTATTAACTGTTGATTTCTTTTTAGCTGCCACATTACTTCTCCCTCTGAACGCCTTTAGTCTTTTCTACGGTACGCATTGCACCTAGTCCTAACATGCCCATTAACACAGGCATCATTTCAGATAGCGCAATTAGGGGAACAGTGATGTCAGAATTGGATAAAGCCAACGCAAAGTTAGCGAACGGGATAAGAATGAAGTTACCCGCCATGCCAGCCACGCATACCCAACCCACAGCAGGCCGCCAGCCAGCGACAAACATGTTCTTATGTGCCGCCTCAACCTTATTAACTTCAAGCTGGCCTTTCGCAAGCTCCTGTGCGTGTCTTTCAGCCATTGTACTAAGTTCAAACGCGATGGCATTCTTCTTATCTTTATCCTCTATAAATTTATCTAACAGTCCGGTAACTGGCCCAATCAATGATTGCAACATAAGTCTATCTCCTTAATAACACCACATTACGCCAGCTTCATTATCGCTGACAGTCCTGCTATCCACATGGATGAAAGCACTAGCGACTCCAATACCATTAAATCCCAGTTTGATAGCCTCTTGTACAATTGTGTATCTTTCATTTCCGTTACGTGCTCTAATGTCTGCTGCAATACCTTGGGCATGAGTTCCTGCTTTCTCCTTACGTTTTTCAATGGAGTGATTAGGACTTCTATAACCACTCGTTATAATAAACGGAAAGCCACACGCTTCCCGTAGTTCGTCAAGCTTGTGTATAAAGTCCCTTGACATCTCGTTTTCGCCAGTTTCTTGGCAGTTAAAATCTTCTAGTTTAAAATACTTAAACATTTGTATCTCCCATAGCTTCAAGCTTAGCAATATCTTGCGAATCTATTTTCCCTAAATTAATTTTTACTTCGGCTCCTTCGCCTTGACCGCTTCCAAACTCTCTAGCAATGTTTCGTATTTGAGCATAGGGACTTAGACCTGCATTCTTAATGCCTTTAATTAATCCTAAGACACTAAATTCACCATCAGAATCGTTGAAGTTATATCTATCAGTTACAATAGTATTACCCTTTTCATCTTTGCTTATTTTGGCTTGGCCCAAAGTTGTTTTTAAAGAATAACTAGGGTCAGCTACTTTTCCAAAGAAGTCAACGGCGCTTCCACCGCCTCCGACATCAGCATACTGTGACCCTTTATTGCCCTGAGTACCGTAATCAATGTACTCAATTCTGTCTTTACCGCTAGACTGTGCTCGCTGAACAACTTTTCTAAGCTCTTCTCTTTCAGCTTTAGTTAAAGAGTTTTCATTTATGTCGCTGCCCATTCCAAAAATATCACCCAAGAATGCTCTCATGTTTAAAGGTATAATCGGAGAGCTTTGCTTACGCTTATTCTTTTTCAAAGCCTCTACAGTTTTACTTTTTCCAGCAGGTTTAACTTCAGGCTGAGTTGTTTTTATTTGCTCAACCACTTCAACTGGCTCAGCCTTTTCAACCATCTCGGCCTTTTTGGAAATGTCTGAATCAGTTCCAGCGTCAAACCTCAAGCTCTGTCCAACATAGATTTTATTAATATCTTTAATGTTATTAAGCTTAGCTATTTCAGAAATAGTCATTCCTTCTCTTTGAGCAATTTCAGAAAGTGTATCTCCAGACTCTATCACATAACCGCCTTCAGCAAACATCTTTAATCCTTTGAGAATATCTGCTCGCATCTTTTCAGTCATTTCAAGAGTTGGAAGTTGTACAGTCTTATCGCCCTGCTTGTACTCGACCATCTTAACATCTACGCCGTACTTATCAGCAAAATCTCGCTTCCAAATCTTTTGTAAAGTGCGGTCATAGAAGTCCATGTACTTCTGACCTCCCTCTTTAAAGGTCATTGGCTGTTTAATTGCAAAGTCTCCCGCATCATCAGG